TAGCGACGTTCATTGTCGGCGCGTTGGCAGGACTGATGGCTGGGCAGGGCAGCGGCTCGATCAAACCCAAAAAGACAGAAGGAGAAGAAGATGAACTTCCTAAATAGTTTTGAAAGCAGACAAGACGGCGTCAACGATACCGTTGAGTTTGTCATCCGCGTTGCCATCGTCACGCTGTCTGCGGTTATCCTCGTTGTCGTGCTGGCGCTTGCCGTTGGCCTGTTTGTGTCGAACGACGTTGTGAGTAGCGCGGCTATTCTTGAGACGGTAAACCCAGCATTCCAGACCATCATTGGTGCCTTCGTCGGTCTACTTGGTGGCCTTAGCCTCAACGCCAATGCACGGGACAAAGAGCCTGAGCCAGAAACGCCGGCACCAGAGCCAGAAGTCGGTGAATTTAACAGCGTACCGTTGATCCGCCCTGTTGATTCTGCGCCGGTAGTAGAAGACGATGACGATGACATGGAGCCGTGGGAGAAGTACCGCAACGACTTGCGCTATGACGCCAACGGCGACGGCGTGGTTGACGCAGACGACTTTCCTGATTGGCGCAATCCGGCGGCGTAATGGCAGGCGATCTTTCCACTGTCGAACTGATTGGCCAGCTTTGGCCTATCGTTCTTGCGTTCATTACGCTGACCATCATCCTTGCTAAGATGGATGTGCGCCTTGCTGTGGTTGAGGAAAAGATTAAATCGCTCTTTGAGCTATGGAATAATAGGAAGGACGACAAGTGAGCCTGATTAACCTTCAACAGAAAATAGGAGTAACGGCAGATGGCGCGTTCGGCCCGGGCACATTTAAGGCGGCTGCGGCTTATTATAAGCTATCGCCTAATCGTGCAGCACATTTTTTCGCTCAAACAGCGCATGAGTCCGGCGGCTTTAAGGCTTTTAGCGAGAACCTTAACTATGGCGCAAAAGGGCTTCGCGGCATATTTGGGAAGTACTTCCCGACTGATGCAATGGCTCGCGCCTACGAACGACAACCACAAAAAATAGCTAATCGTGTCTATGCAAATCGAATGGGCAACGGACCTGAAGGCAGCGGTGACGGGTGGAAGTTCCGTGGCCGTGGCGCGCTTCAATTGACAGGCAAGGATAACTACCAAGCCTTTGCCAACTACATCGGTCGCCCAGATGTCATGACCAACCCTGATCTTGTGGCCGGCGAACTCTGCTTTGAAAGCGCCTTGTGGTTCTTCGACCGTAACAAACTGTGGGGTATCTGCGACCAAGGCACAGGCGAAGGCGCAATCCTTGCGCTGACAAAGCGTATCAATGGTGGTACACATGGCCTTGATGACCGCCGTCTAAAGACAAAGAAGTACGCAGTATGGCTTTAATCAACCCAATTATGATATATGGATTGGCAGGCGCTTTGCTTATCGGTGCTGCTTCTGGGTACAAGGTCCGCGATTGGCAGTGCGACGCAGCTTTTGCAAAGGCGCTGGAGAAAGCTGAGAAGCTACGTGTCAAAAAACAAGAGGTAGTAGATGATGTTTCGCAAACCTACGAATCCGAACGAGATCAAGCCAATGTGGTGGCAACCGAACGCACCAACACCATACGTGAAATATATAAAACGGCTCCTGCCGTTCCTGTTGATTGCGCTGGTTCTGACGCTTTGCGCCGGGTGCTCGAAAGCGGTGTCAGTGACGCCAATGCCGCTGCCGCCGGCGAACCTAGCGGCAAAGTGCCCGACACTTCAAAACCCGCCAATGGTAATGATCGACCCTGAGCGAGCGCTTTGGGAAGCTGACATCATTGCAAAGTATACAGACTGTAGCGTCAAGCATCGCCTGACGGTTAAAGCATGGGTAGATGCAGTAGCTGTAAAATGACCGCTAGGTGCGCCTAGCCATCAGGCGCCCGATCAGTATGACTGCCTCGCCTAAGTCCTCTGGCACATGGCCTGCCCGCAGCATGGCGATTATCTTATCTAGTGCCTCTGCTGCGGCTGCCGCATGGTCTGTCATTTCTTTAGCCCTATCATAATCTCGACGCGCTCCCGCGCTGTCCGCATGGCAGAGTAACGTTGGTGCAACCGCCGAGCAATGGCTGGCCGCTTGTGCGTCTTCAGTTCAGCGTCCAGCGCCTGCTTTAGCTGGTCTTCCGTAAGGTCAGACAGCACGGCAATCATCGACCGCCAGTTTAGTTTACTCATTTTTCAATTCCTCTAATGCTATGTCGGACACCGCACGCTTGTCGTGCAGCGCCGCCCATATGCGTTCGTCAATACTCTTTTCCGTCAACATCACATAGACCCAGACATCCTTTGTCTGGCCGCTGCGGTGCAGGCGCCCGACCGTCTGCTCATACAACTCCAGCGACCACGGCAGCGACAGGAACACCATGTGGCATCCGCCATGCTGTAGGTTCAGCCCGTGGCCGGCTGACTTAGGGTGGGCCAGCAGCAACTCGACCTCGCCTGCGTTCCAGCGTTCAATGACGTTGTCATCATCCATCGTCTGCGCGTGCGGGAAGCGGCGCTTTAGTTCCGCCAACTCTTCCTGATAGGTGTACGCAATGATAGTGTTGGCCCGCTGGTTCTCCGCCAGCAACTCTTCCAGCCGGTCAAACTTGTGGCTGCTGAACCAAATGGACGGCGTGCCAGCGTCGCGGTTGTAGACAAAGCCAGACGCCATCTGTTGCAGCTTGGTTGTTACTGCCGCTGCGTTCTGCGCTACGATCTGGTCATCACCAAAGCGCACGACATACTCGCGCTTCATCTTTTCGTATGGCGCGCGGTCTGTCAGCGCGACGCGTACCTCAGTGACATGGCATGGCGGCAGCTTGTCCTTGTACTCGCCCGGCTCCAGCACGAACGTCGCAGGGCGGATGCGCTTCATGACTTGCTCCAGCGCGCCTGCTGCCGGAACCCATTGGCCGAAGTCGCGGTTGGTGCAGATGAAATACTGCTGCATGAACGCACCCTTGGCGCGGCCCAGCAGCCCTTGGTCAATGATCTTGCACTGGCCGAAGACATCCTCAAGGCCGTTCGACGTGAACGAGCCGGTCAAGCCCCAGCGTATCTTCATGGACGCCATCATCTTTTCTAGCGCCTTGAAGCGTTTGCCTGACGGGTTCTTCAGCCGCGTCAGTTCGTCGAACACAACGCCGTCGAAACTGGATAAGTCCTCTAGCTTATCTAGGTTGTCATAGTTAATAACCACCACACTGGCATCGCTCTGAAGTGCTGCGATGCGTTGCGACGGCGTGCCGACAGCAAGTGCAGGGGCGATGCCAGACCACATGGGCGCTTCCACCGGCCACACATCTGTGCAGACACGCTTCGGCGCCACCACCAGCCAGCGGTTGACGATGCCGTCGCGCAGCATCTCATCCATCGCCGTCAAGGTGATGGCTGTCTTACCAGCACCGACAGGCGCAAGGATCATGGCGCGGTCACGCTCGTACAGGAACGTTGCCGCCTGCTCCTGATATGGCCTTAGCTGAAGCGTTTGAGCCATGCGTCTATGTCCTCTATCGACCACAGACACGCGTAGTGCTGCTTGGTGTGTGCCATCTCTTCTGAAAAGATACGTTGCAACGCAGACAGGCGTCCGTTGGGCTGCTTGATCTCTATGAACCAAGCCTCACCGTTAGGCATACAGGCTATGCGGTCGGCAACACCTATCTGTGTCACGCTGCGGAACTTGTAGGCAAAACCGCCTAGCGCCCGCACACGTTTACAGAAGTACCGCTCTATTTCTTTCTCAGTCATGACGAAGGGCTACTCCAAAATTTTTTGCATTTCAAGGCTTGCATCAAATTTTGTTGTCTGTATGATGAGGGTTCAAACAATAAAGTGAGGTACAGTATGCAACATAGTAAGATAGTCGGCGGTTCGACCGCCAAGCGCGTCATAGCCTGCCCCGGCAGCGTGGCGCTGGTGGACACCGTGCCGCCAAAGCCCAGCAGCAGCTACGCCGACGAAGGCACGCTCCTACACGACACCATAGCGTCTGTATTAGAGAGCGACCTTGACCCATACAGCATGGTCGGCACAACATACGCTAGTAGCGTACTGACCGAAGCGTTGGTCGATGACAAGCTGGTAGTGGCGCTGCGTGCGCTGGACGAAATAGACCCCAAAGGGGAGATGGAATATGCTGTTGAGAGCAGGGTTGGCTTTGGTGATTTTCTTCCTAATGTTTTTGGTTCTACCGATCTTCTTGGTCGCCTTGGTGATAGAGCGGTTGTTCTGGATTGGAAGTTCGGCGATGGCGTGGCTGTCGAAGCCACAGAAAACGCGCAGCTACTCTTCTACGCTGCGGCTGCTAAACGCACGGCGGAAACGGCATGGGCGTTTGACGGGGCTAAAGAAGTAGAACTAATCATCGTACAACCGCCGTTTGTTAAGCGGTGGGTGACAACGCTAGACCGCGTCGATGCGTTTGAGAAAGAACTTGCCGCTGCTGTCAAGATTGCTGCGCGCGCTGACGCGCCGTTGGCATCCGGCGACCATTGCAAGTGGTGCGCGGCCAAGCCTGTCTGCCCTGTCATGACCGGCGCTGTAGACCGCGCGCTGAAGGTCAAGGTTGATGCGCTGCCAATGGATCAGATAGCGCACTATCTGGAACAGGCGCCGTTGGTCGAGGCGTTCATTAGGGATTTGCAGCAGTTGGCGCATGGGCTTTTGGAAGAGGGGCATAAAGTCCCCGGATGGAAGCTGGTCAACAAACGTGCAACACGGCAGTGGACAAATGAGCATATGGCTGTAGCCTTTTTGTCCGGTGCGGGCGTGGAGCCATGGGCTGATCCTAAACCATTGTCGCCCGCACAAGCGGAAAAGGCTTTGAAGAAAGCCAAAATAGAATTGCCAGCCGACTTAATTGTCGCTGTCTCAAGTGGCTCTACCCTTGCGCCGGAAAGTGATTCCCGGCCAGCGGTCTTGCAAATCGGACAGATGCTTAGAAAAGCTATGTCTAAAATCCAGTAACAGAAAAGGTACAATACAATGTCGAATATCACTACTTTTGGCGACGCTAACTTGCCATCCCTTCAAGACCTATCTTCCGTTTTGCGGACTATAAAAAGCGATATTGGCCCAAGTGGGACAGTTATTCTCAAGATGGACAAGACAGGTCATTGGGTTTTTGGTGCAGACGCTACCGAAATTGAAGATGGCAGCTTATGGGCTGTTAATCCGTTCTCATTCGTGCATGGCTACATCGCATGGGGTAACGGCGAAGTGCTAGGTGAAAAGCTAGTGTCGTTAAAGGCGGCGCTGCCAGAGTTAGACCCCGCCCCCGCAGGCGCGACCCGCGGCTGGGAATTCCAACTTGGCATGACGCTGGTATGCACCAACGGCGAAGACAAAGGTATGCAGGCACGATACACCACAACGTCTGTTGGCGGTAAAAAGGCTTTGGAACAGTTGGGTGCGGTTGCCATAGCCGACCAAGTAGACAAAGACCCTGTCAACTGCGTGGCACTGCTCACATTAAAGTCTGAGCATTACCAACACAAAAAATATGGTAAAGTTATTGTGCCTGTTTTTGAAATTACTGAATGGGTGTCAATGGACACCGACTCGGTTGAGGACTCAGATGAAGCAGATTTGGAAGTCGCTGCTGAACCTGATGCCGCTGACGGCACGCGTCGCCGACGCCGCGTAGCCTAAGTGGTGCGAAAGCTGGGGGCGTATCCACCATGCCCCCAGCGAGTAGCGGAAGAGTGAGAACTTCATGACTAAACTTTGGATCGATTTCGAAACGCGCAGCCGGTGCGACCTTCGCAGCCGCGGCGTGTACAATTACGCGCAGGACACCAGCACCGACGTGCTATGTATGTCATACGCATTTGATGACGAAGACGTGCGGACGTGGCTACCCAGTGAGCCTTTCCCGCAAGCCGTGCATGATCACAAGGGGCTGGTGTACGCGCACAACGCAGCGTTTGAGCGCCTGATATTCTGGTATGTCCTTCAGATAGATTTTAAGCTGGAGCAGTTCTACTGCACCGCAGCCCAAGCCCGCGCCAACTGCGCGCCGGGTAGCCTTGAGGATGTGGGCCGCTTTGCTGGCGCTACCATGAAGAAAGACCACCGCGGCGGGCAACTGATCCGCGCGCTGTCCATCCCGCAAGGCACCGGCGAGTTTCGCCAAGACGCAAAGCTGATGCAAGAGATGGTTGACTATTGCGAACAGGACGTGCGGGCCATGCGTGCCATAGCGCAGGCGCAGCGCCCGCTGTCCGACGAAGAGTTGGCCGACTATCACATCAACGAGCGGATCAACGACCGCGGGGTATTGCTTGACAGGCCGCTGGCGTTGGCAGCGGTGCGCTACGCTGAAGCTGAATTGGCTGAGATACAAAACATCGTCGCAGAGGTGACGCATGGCGAGATTAAGTCCGTCCGCAGCCCCAAGATGAAGGATTGGGTGTTAGCTAGGGTAGGGCCACAGGCTGTAGCCGTGGCGACCGTGATGAAGGATGGCGTCGAGAAGCTGTCCATTGACAAGAACGTGCGCGCCAACTTACTTGTGCTGGCAGAGGAGAACCCAGATGAAGTACCGGCGGAAGTTGCGGAAGTCATCCAGTGCGCGGACGATCTGTGGGCATCGTCCGTCGCTAAATTCCAACGTGCAGCGGCGCTTGCTGATGCGGAGGATTTTCGCGTTAGAGGAGCGTTCGTATTTTCTGGAGGCAGTGCTACTGGGCGCGCTTCATCGTTTGGGCTTCAGGTCCATAACTTCCCAAGAAAGTGCGCCGCAGACCCTGCATTAGTAAGGCAGGCTATGGTGCGCGGGCACAGGATTGTCCCTGATCATGGCCGGCGCGTAACAGACGTGCTGAAAGGTATGCTGCGCCCATCACTGATGGCTGACAAAGGCAAGCGCCTTGTGGTTGCCGATTGGGCTGCGATTGAAGCGCGGGTGACGCCGTGGGCGTCCGACAGTGCCTTCGGTGAGGGCAAGTTGGCAATCTTTGCCAAGGGTGAAGATGTGTACAAGCACAACGCTATGGCGACCTTTGCTGTCAAATATGATGACGTTAACAAAGACCAGCGCCAGATCGGCAAGGTTCAAGAGTTAGCCTGTGGCTTTGCAGGCGGCGTCGGTGCGTTCGCCAGCATGGGCCGCATCTATGGTCTGATAATGTCAGAAAGCAACGCCAAGCGGATGGTGGACGCATGGCGCAGGGCTAACAAGTGGGCCGTGCCGTACTGGGCTGGCCTTGAAGAGACTTATATGCGTGCCATGCGGAACAAGAACTGTGAGTTTACGACGGGCCGCGTCACATATTTATTCGACGGACTGCATCTTTGGTATGCGCTTCCGTCTGGACGTGTGTTATGTTATCCTTTCGCCCGTTTCGACGAGGAAGGCAACCTGACCTACGCGAAGGCTTCTTGGAAGCCCGCCGCTGATGCAAAGGAGTGGCCTAGGGCGCGGCTATGGCGCGGTTTGGCGTGTGAGAACATCACGCAGGCTGTCGCTAACGACTTGCTGCGCTACGCCTTGCGCCGGCTGGACGATGTAGTCTTGCACATCCACGATGAAATCGTCTTGGAAGTGCCAGAAGCAGATGCAGAGGCCGCAGCAGCGCGGCTGGTGCAAGTTATGTGTGAGCCGCCACCTTGGGCAGCAGGGCTACCCCTGAACGCTGAAGTGGCAATTATGGAACGTTATGGCAAATAAGGAGCAAGCGATGAGTGAGGATCGCACGAAATTCATAGACTACATAGTTGGTTTAGCCGCTGATACAGTGGGCGAGACAGCTTTGTTAGTGCGTCAGAAGCCCACACGCGGCGAGGACGGCAACCTGATCTACCATGCAGATGGCGCGCCGAAGGCCACCTTCCCTGCGTTCCTGCCTGAGAAGGCGCGCATCAAGGATGATGAGGCATGGTATGTGAATACCGGCTCGTTCGTCGTTGACCGCTTTGTAGACGGCAAGCCGGCTGCAAAGTCCAGCAACGTCGAGTTCGTCCTGTTTATGATGCTGGATGACATCGGCACAAAATCTAAGACGCCGCCGCTTGACCCGACATGGATACTAGAAACCAGCGAAGGTTCGTTTCAGTGGGGCTATGCGTTCAACGAACAACCAAACAAAGGCGACTTCTGCGCTGCCGTCAAGGCTATTGCGGACGCCGGCTACACTGATCCGGGCGCGACCAACGCTGTCCGTAACTGTCGCATCCCCGGCAGTATCAACTTAAAGAGCGGACGCGGCAACTTTCCTGCGCGGCTGGTCGAGTTCCACCCAGACCGCGAATACACTTTAGAGCAGATTTGTAGTGCGTTAGGCGTTACGCCAGAAGAAGGCGACACGGCGGACTATAAAGCCGTAAAGATACGCGACACTGGAATGGACAACGTCCTGACATGGTTGAGCGAAAAGAACCTAGTCCTCAGCGCGCCTAACAACGACGGCTGGTGCGGCATTGTCTGCCCTAACCATCAGGAACACAGCGACGGCATGATCGAAGCGCGCTACAAGCCGCTGGATCGTTCGTTCTGCTGCTACCACGGCCATTGCCAAGACTTAGACAGCCGGACGTTTCTTGATTGGGTAGCCAACGAAGGTGGCCCGAAGGCAACGCCGGGGTTGCGTGATGAACTGATCGCTGAACGGATGGCGTCGATGATGGACAAGATTTCGCCTACGGAAGCCTTCCCTGACGAAGCCGCAGCGCGTGTGCGTGAGGTCGAAAAGAAAGAGGCAGGACGGCTGGAACAAAGCGAGTGGTTTGAGCGTTTCGCTTATATACAGTCTGATGACTGCTATTTCGACATGGTCACACGTCAAGAGATAGCGCGTAACGTCTTTAACGCCCTGTTCCGTCACGTTGACTGTCGCTCCATCCACAAGAAGACGCAGCGCGTGCAATCATCCATCTATTTTGATGAGCGTCGGCAGGATCGCGGCGCGCCAGCATTGGCAGCCGTGACGTTTGCCGCTGGTGATGATGTGCTAGTGACGCGCGACGGGTTGGTCTACGGCAACAGGTGGACAAACGCCCGCCCTGACGTAGCTGAAAGCGACAAGATTGCAGACCATGATGTCGAGCCTTGGCTTGAGCATTGCCGCAACCTGATTACGGATGACAGGGATTTAGACCATATCCTTAACGCTATGGCGTTCAAGATACAGAACCCCCGCGTTAAGATTAACCATGCCATCCTAATTGGCGGCGACGAAGGCGCGGGCAAGGATACTATATTCCAGCCGTTTCTATGGGCGCTTGGCGGCAGTAACTGGCGCAACAGGTCGGTCATCGAAGCTGGCGGATTGGAAAGCCAGTGGGGTTATGCGCTTGAGGCTGAAGTGGTCATCCTGAACGAGTTAAAGGAACCAGAGGCAAGAGAGCGCCGAGCGATGGCTAACAAGTTAAAGCCGCTGATCGCTGCGCCGCCTGCAACGCTGTCGGTTAACCGTAAGGGTATGCACCCTTACGACTTGGTCAACCGCTTGATGGTGCTTGCCTACACGAACGACTCGCTACCTATCACCCTGCCTACGCAGGATCGCCGTTGGTTCTGCGTCTGGACGCACGCGCCGCGCATGACAACGCCAGCAGCCGACGCGCTGTGGGGCTGGTATGAGACAGGCGGCTATGAGAAGTGCGCCGCTTGGCTGCACCAGCGCGACGTTTCGTCGTTCAACCCTTCTGCGCCGCCGCCAGTGACCGAATGGAAGCTGAACATGGTCGAGCATGGTATGAGCGCCGCCGAAAGCTATCTGGTCGAGTTGATGCGCCAGCGTGGGGGTCTGTTTGCTGATGGTGTTATCGGTGGGCCGTTCCACCGCATCTGCGACTTGCTTGGGCCTCTATTGCCTGTCGGCATAAAGGTTCCACCGGCTGCACTGCTTCATGCGTTTAAGGAAGCTGGCTGGATCGACATGGGCCGCCTCAATTCAAAAGAACATATGAACAAAAAGCATATCTTTGCCGCGCCTGAAGTGATCCAAAAATATAACAAATCAGAGTTGCGCCGCATGGCGGAAGTGTTGCCAAACAGTAGTATTATGCCAACGCTAGGCAAGAATTGACAACCAATGGGTTGCAGTGATATGTGGGCATAGTTGGTAATGCTCTACTAACCCTCTTGGTGTCGCTTTGCTGACCCTTTTAAGCCCCCTGCGTCCTCACTCCGCAGGGGGCTTTTCTTTTACTCATCTTTTAATGCTGCTTCGGCATCTTCAATCAATTCTATCGGGGGCCAGCGCAGATAGGCCACATGGTCAGCGGTTATCACGCCGAGGGATTCCAGATATTCCATCAGCCGATAGGCTAAGGTAGCTTCGGCCCGCTCGGTGTATCTGTCGGGCAGCGCGTCATCATCGTCGATCATTCTGGTGTCCAATCTTTAGGGTAGGGCACTGACTTGTAACTGGTTCTGTAAAGTCTGCCGTTTTCGTCGTAATGCTCGGTCACTGTTGAGCCGTCATCGTTCAGGACAACGGCAAGGTCGCCAAGCAAGTGCAATGGTCGGCCCGTCTTAGCATCCATTCGGTATTTTATTTCTTTGGTCATTTCTTTTCCTCAATCCAAAAGTGATGCACCATGTAATGCGTAGCGGTTTCGTCTGTCACCCTATCGCCTATCCCGCCGCTTGCGGTGGTCAGGTGATTGGTGAAGGTGTTGGGGTCTTTAGACGAACGCACTGCTGGAATGCGTGTTAGTTTCATATATCCATTTTGGTCGGTCATTTGCGTAGCAGCCCTTCCAGTTCGCGGATCGCCCATTGGATGCCTTGGATTTCAACGCCCATGTCATGAAGACCATGTGCGTCCTTGGCGTGTAGGAACACTTCGGACATATCCCAGCACACCCGCTCACGTTTGCGTAGTGCTTCAATGCGTTCTTTGATCATGTCATCTCATCCTTGTAATTGTGGTCAAACCATCCTTAGTTCGACAAATAAAATGCTTATGATGGCGCTGCCCATACTGGCTAACGTTGCGGCTGGTGCGCTTGGCATCACCCTTGTTAATGGCTGGCATGGTCGCGCTATCGCCTACAGCCATAGTGCCCATTGGGTAGAACATTGGTCGGCTCACGTTATCAGTCCCCGCGCAATACAGGCTTGGCGCAGATGCTCAGGCCGGACGCCCCACAACTTATAGACGTTGCTATAGTCGCGGCTAACGTCTGACAGGTGCGCTTCCTGCGCCCGTAGCGCAGCCTTTAGCTTGTCATGCTCTCGCAAGGCATCTGCTGCCCGTTGCAGCACTTCGGCTTGTTCGTTGGTATATGTGTTAATAATCATTTTATAGCTCCACTGTTATGTCGGGTTTCGCCCGTTTGTCGTTTAGTCGGTTAAGCCAAAAGGTTTGATCATCACCAAATGACCGTGCTGCGTGATACTTGAACAGCGCAACGGCTAGCGGGTCGTATCCCTTCCACTTGTGCGTCACGATCAGGGGCGATGGCATCATGGCTTCTAAGCTGGTGCGTGTCGGTCGCTCTTTAGCCTTTGCCACAGCGTCTAAGTCGCGCAGCGTTAGGTTGATGTTAAATTCGCGGTTGATGTGTTGCATCACGGCGGTTTTGTCGGTGATATAGCCGCACAGGTGCTGGACGCGCTTTTTTACTGCGTGATCCATTAGCTTCTATCCCGCTTGACGTATTTACCCGTTTTAGGATCGCGCATTACGGCGTTGCGTTTCCACAGTAGCAATTCTTTTGTGTCGCGCACCCATGCGTTGCGGAACCAACTGTATTGCCGGTGCGTATCCCATAGGATAGCCAATGTTGCGGCTTGTGCGGCTAACAGAACCGCAATTGTCATATATTCGGGTGTCATAGTTAATCCTCCAATATTAGTGTTAATAGAAATAGGGCTGCGCCAGCGAGTAGCGCCGTCATTCGGCTGCATCGTCGCGCAGGGCGTTATTCTCAGCCACTAGCCGGTCATATAGCATCTGTAGATGCTCTAGTTCATCTTCGACGGTCAACAGTTCGCTAAGGCGCTCTGCCAGCACTACAGCCAGTTCGTGATCACGGTCTAATGCCGTGCGAACTAGTTCGGCATCTGACAGCATGGTCAGATAGGTTCTACCGTGGTTTGTCATTGCTCAGTTCCCTCTTGCTTTAGCTATTGCTTCACGGGCTTCTATTGCGCTGCCCGATAGGTGGCTGTCAGCCAGCCCCAGCGCCAACGCATCTTCAAGCAATGCTTCCAGCGCCAACAATAGGTCTGGCGCAGCATCATGCATCAATTTGCGGCGGCGGTTGCGCTCTTGCGCGATAGCCTCATAATCAATGTAAGCTACACGCTGGCTTGTGGTTTCAAATTTAGTCATTTCTCAGTTTCCTTTTAACGTAATGATTATTGCGGTTAATGATAGCAGCAGCACGGCGGCGAAACCGGCTGTGGCAAGAATGTGCGCGATCATGCGTTTGTGTCCTGCTGGCGGCGATCTAAACGTATAAGAAAGGCGGTTAGTTCATCGACTAGGCGATTAGTCGCCGCCTCGTCTAGTTTGCTGCTGAACGCATGGTTTACGTTTGCGCGCTTTAACATCTCGAAAAATGCGTCTGTCGCTACGTCCGCAAGGTGATCAAAATTGGGCTCTGATATTTGTTTATCGGATAGCATCTCACTCACTCCTATATTGGCACTAGCGCCATAAAGGCCGCGCAGGGTTAGCCGCGCGGCTAATATGGGGTTAGGCTGCACCTATTGATTGATTATAAATGAATACTGCCGGTTCTACGCCCAAGGCCGCCGCGAATTCGTCGGCAGACAAAACAGCGTCAACGTGAAGTTCGTGGGCGTATGTCAAAAAGCCGTTATCCAGCAAAATAAGCATATCAGTCATAGTGTGCTTGACCAGATGCCAAGCGCCGTCCGCCCTTGTTTTTACATAATCGCCGGGGAAAATAATCATAGTGTCTCACTCCTATTGATGTCACCGGGTGACGGGATTGTCACCCGGTGGCGTTAGTTTACGCTGCGATTGCAGCTTGCGTCCGAACATGGGCTGGCAAGTCTTGCAACTTACAGGCGACATTGAGCGCAACAATCATTGGGCCGCATTCATATGCGATGCACGATGCGCGTTCGATTGCGGGCAAATCATCGCGCCCGGCGAAATCATATGCCCTCAAGCAAGCGTTGAACGATGCAACGGCACCTTGACGCCCGCGCTCATTATTAGTGAATGATGCCCACGAATCATGCGCTTCGGCTTGCTCAATAAGCGCAGCGCGGAATGCGCCATTGTGGCATTCGATTGACCGGGTAAGAATGTCCCGGGCGGTTGGGTTGGTTGGCAAATCATACATATTAGTTACTCCATTGCGTTGTTGATGCCCTCTTATATACCCTCTTAAAATACTGTCAACAACAAAATGTGTTGCAGATAAAAAAGATTTAGGGCGTTTGGAATGACGTCCCGAATGACGTCCCGAATGACGTCCCAAATGACAACCGATTATAACGAAAATAAATCTGTGGATAACTTACACAAAATGGACGTCATCGGACGTCATTAGGGACGTCATTATTTAGAGGCAAATGACGTCCGGATTATTGGCGGAATTGCGCCGTTTGGGGATGCTAATTGTCATATTGCCATTATATTTGTTTAAAGTCAGGTTTTAAAAAATGGGTATATATATAACCTATACGGTACGCTGTACGCATTTCGTCAGCGACTGGTGTTTTCGAAATCATGACGTCCCTTACTGTATTAACACAGTAACACACCTAGCTGTTTGTTCTCATGGTTGACGTTAACGTCACGCATTCCCCAGTGAATTAAATTGTCATGACGTCCGTGACGTCTGCTGGTGTATTAATACACTAACACACCTAGCTAGCTAGCAATGTGTTTTTTCCAATTCGCGCAAGCGCCGAAAGGGAAAGGCCATTTCTATTCCAGCAGGAACATAAGCAGAACGCTAATCACTGTGTTAACACAGCAACACAGCTAATGCTGGCAGCACTGTGTTAGTGTATTAATACAGTAAATATTTAGCCGGGGTGGGTAGGGCCGGTGGGCCGCGTGACTGTGCCGGGTAGGGTCGCAAACAATTTTTATTTTTTTTTGCATCTTAGAACGCAACACACTATAGTACGCCCAATGACTTTCTACTCACTGCCATTTACACCAGAGCGGGTGCAAGCCACCGAGTCGCGGCTGGAGTCTATCTATGAAGCTGCCCGCTACGGCCTAAAGGGTGACAGCCTAGCTATGGCCGCCGGCATGACACCCAAACAATTTCGTGTGTTGGCCGACGCAGACCCGCTGGTCGAGATGGCAGAGATCAAAGGTCGTGCCGACGGCGAGATGGTAGCGGCCAAAACCATGTACGAAGCGGCACGCGATGGCGACAGCAAGGCTGCGCTGGAGATACTCAAGCATCAGCACGGCTGGGTAGCCAAGCAGCAGATCGACGTAAACATAGACCAACAGATAAGTATCACAGGCGCGCTAGAAAAAGCACAGACGCGCGTCATCGAAGGGCTGTACACAGAACTGCCCCGACTAGAGGAAGAGACTAATGGCAGACAAATTGACACCGGAAGAGCAGGAAGTCTTGGACTATCACCGTCGCAACTTAGCGACAGGGATGTATCAGAAGAACGCTGACGGTAGCCTGACTACGTTTAAGGGCGCTGTTGTCGGTCTGCCGCAGGGCGAGACTCTGATACCGACATACTGGCATGGGCAAGAACGCGATGTCCCTTCGGCGGTGCGGCTGGCTATGAAGTCAGGCATTAAGTTCCCGTCGTACAAGACGCCAGAAGAGGCAATGTCGCGGGAACAGACGATCCACAAGATGATGGAAAAAGACATAGCGGACTTTCAGAAGACTAAACGCTAATGCAAGCGCCCGTATACTCAGCCCAAGACGAGATGGAGTTGATGGCGCGGCTGTGGTCACCGACGCTGAAGGATGACCCACTAGCGTTCGTGCTGTACACATTCCCGTGGGGCCAAGCAGGCACGCCGCTGGAACACTTCCCCGGACCGCGTAAATGGCAGCGTCAGATACTGTCAGACCTACGTGACCACATCAAAGAAAACAACGGTAAGGTTGACTTCTCAACTGCACGGCTGGCAATTGCGTCAGGACGCGGTATCGGCAAGTCGGCGCTGGTATCATGGCTAACAATCTGGATGCTGTCATCACGCATCGGATCGACCACCATCGTGTCGGCAAACTCCGAGGCGCAGTTGCGGTCCGTAACATGGGCGGAAATTACAAAGTGGCTAGCCATGAGCCTCAACAGTCACTGGTTTGAGATAGCCGCCACACGCATCATGCCAGCCAAGTGGCTGACAGAGTTAGTCGAGCGTGACCTCAAGAAAGGTACGCGCTACTGGTCAGTCGAAGGCCGGCTGTGGTCAGAAGAGAACCCTGACGCATACGCGGGGGTCCACAACTTCGACGGTGTGATGCTGATATTTGACGAAGCCAGCGGTATACCTGACAGCATCTGGTCAGTGTCTGATGGTTTCTTTACGGAGAATACTCCACATCGCTTCCATCTGGCGTTCTCCAACCCGCGGCGCAATACAGGCTATTTCTACGAAACGTTCCACAGCAAGCGGGCGTTCTGGTCAACACGCGTCATCGACGCCCGTGATGTCGAGGGTACAGACAAGAACCTGTACCAGCGCATTATTGATGAATACGGGCCAGACAGCTACCAAGCCAGTGTCGAAGTGTACGGTAACTTCCCCTCAGAAGGTGACGATCAGTTCATCGGCAGCAATCTGGTCGATGATGCCATGAAGCGTGCGCCTGTCAAGGATACCAGCGCGCCCATCGTCATAGGTGTAGACCCGGCACGGTTCGGGGCTGACGCTACGGTCATCGCCATACGGCAGGGCCGTGACATCCTAGAGTTGCGAAGACACCGCGGTGCAGACACTATGGAAGTGGCAGGCCATGTCATCGACGCCATAGAGCAGTTCCAGCCGGCGCTGGTCTGCATCGACGAAGGCGGGCTAGGCGCAGGCGTCGTGGACAGGCTGAAGGAACAGCGGTACAAGATACGCGGTGTAAACTTCGGCAACAAGGCTAAGAACCAGACGATGTGGGGTAACAAGCGCGCAGAGATGTGGGGCGCCATGCGGGATTGGCTCAGAACGGGCCACTTGCCCACAGATAGGTTCCTGAAGACAGACCTCATCAGCCCACGGACCAAGCCTGACAGCCGGGGGACGCTGTTCCTCGAAAGCAAGAAGGATATGAAGTCACGCGGGCTGGCCTCGCCAGACGCAGCAGACGCCATAGCGGTCACGTTCGCGTTTCCTGTAGCATCTACTGATCCGCGTCTGACACGCGTTGACAAGCATCGCACAAGAGGCTATTCTCCCGCAGGAATATCTACATCGTGGATGGGCAGTTAATGGCTGACAAGAAGAAATCAGTGTCGCTATCCGTTGGCAGAGGCGAGAAACTGCCTGTGTCAAAGGGTGCGGGTCTGACAGCCGCTGGCAGAGCCAAGTATAATGCTGCTACAGGTAGTAAATTAAAGGCGCCTGCACCCAACCCGAAAACAAAAGCAGATGCAGGACGCAAAGCGTCATTTTGCGCGCGCATGGGTGCAGTAGCTGCTAAAGCAAAAGACGGCGAGCGTGCCAAAGCTAGTTTGAAAAGGTGGAAATGCTCATGAAGCCCGGACTGTACGCAAACATCCACGCTAAGAAAGCCCGCATAGCTGCTGGCTCTGGCGAGAAGATGCGTAAGCCCGGTGCTAAGGGCGCCCCTACAGCAAAAGATTTCAAAGAAAGCGCCAAGACGGCCAAGCCAACTAAGAAGGGTAAGTAAATGCCAGCTAACAAATTCACTAGAGCGTTGTACAAGACAGGCACTGTAGCATCTGAGAAAGCTGCCATTGCCAACCGCGACCCAGCCCGCAAGGCAGCCGCTAAAGAGATCACGGCGCGCGAAGGCTCGACAAGCCCAGCCGGCGGACGCGCAGTCAAGATGCCAGCTAAACCTGCTGCACCAAAGATGCAGAAAGTTATCAGCATGACTACAAACATGAAGTCATCGCCAATGGGTAAAAAGCGTTAATTATGCCCCTTAGTAAGTCACCCAGCAAAGCTGCGTTCCGCAAGAACATCAAAGCAGAAGTAAATGCGGGCAAACCTGTGAAACAAGCCGTCGCTATCGCCTACAGCGTGAAGCGCGCCGCCAGCAAAGGCAAGAAATAATCTATGGCCGACCCCACAGGCATTGAAGCGGCAGGAAAAGTTGCCAACGTAGGATCGAACGCGCCTAAGACAACGCGCGACGATCACGATAAGATGGCTACCATGCGTAGCCGTCTTACGATGGCGCAGGCTGCGTATTCAGACAGCCGTGAGGACGAACTAGACGATCTACGCTTTATGGCTGGCAGCCCTGACAACCAGTGGCAGTGGCCTGCTGACGTGTTGTCAACACGCGGAAGCGTGCAGGGCCAAGCTATCAACGCACGTCCATGCCTGACAATCAACAAGCTGCCACAGCACGTCCGTCAGGTGACGAACGAACAGCGTCAGAACCGACCAAACGGTAAGGTTATACCCGCTGATGACAACGCTGACGTACAGGTCGCCGAAATCTTCAATGGTGTGGTGCGCCACATTGAGTATATGTCAGATGCTGACGTTGCGTATGACACGGCTTGCGACAACCAAGTCACTTACGGCGAAGGTTACATCCGCCTGCTGACTGAGTATTGCAACGACGATACGTTTGACCAAGACATTAAGATTGGCCGCGTCCGTAACGCATTTAGTGTTTACATGGACCCAACGATCCAAGACCCATGCGGCTCAGATGCCGAATGGTGCTTTATCACCGAAGATATACTAAAGTCAGAATATGAGCGTTTGTTCCCTGACGCATCGCCAATCAGCACATTATATAGCCAAGGCGTCGGCGATCAGGGCATTTCGTCGTGGCTGCAAGAAGATACGATCCGCATCGCGGAGTATTTTTACAACGTCTACGAGCCTGAAACGCTGCATCTGTACCCAAACAACCAGACTGCCAAAGCTAACTCGCCAGAAGACAAGCAGCTTAAAGAAATGTACGGTAAACCGCTTCGCACACGCAAAGTAGACCGTAAAAAAGTCATGTGGATGAAGACCAATGGCTTTGACATTCTTGATGAGCGCGAGTGGTCAGGCAAATATATCCCTGTCGTGCGCGTAATTGGCAACGAATGGGAAGTTGACGGACAGATATACATCTCTGGGCTTGTGCGTAACGCCAAAGATGCCCAGCGTATGTACAACTACTGGACCAGCCAAGAGGCAGAAATGCTTGCATTGGCCCCTAAAGCACCGTTTATCGGTTACGGCGGCCAGTTTGAAGGCTACGAAAACCAGTGGAAGACTGCCAACACGACCAACTGGCCGTATTTGGAAGTCAACCCAGACGTTACAGACGGCGCTGGAGGCGTTCTACCGCTTCCACAACGCGCACAGCCACCTTTGCCCCAAACAGGTCTGATACAGGCTAAAATGGGCGCTGGCGAGGACATCAAGGCCACAACAGGCCAGTATGATGCGTCGCTGGGCCAGCAAGGCAACGAACGGTCGGCAAAAGCTATTGTCGCACGCGAAAAACAGGGCGATGTTGGCACGTACCACTATGTTGACAACCTTGCGCGGGCCATTCGATACATTACGCGCCAGATCGTTGATATGATCCCTAAAATCTACGACACACAGCGCATTGCACGCATCATTGGTGCTGACGGCGAAGTCAGCATGGTCAAAATGGACCCCGCGCAGGAAGAAGCTGTACGCGAAGTGCGTGACCAAGAAACTGGCGGTCTGATCGAAAAGATATACAACCCCGGCGTTGGTACATACGACGTTATGGTTACTACTGGCCCCGGCTACATGACCAAGCGTCAAGAAGCACTTGATGCTATGAGCCAGATTCTGCAATCCAACCCACAACTTTGGGCTGTTGCAGGCGATTTGTTCATCAAGAACATGGATTGGCCCGGCGCGCAGGAAATGGCAGAGCGGTTCAAGAAAATCCTTGATCCCAAGGTGCTTGCTACAGGCGATGAGTCACCTGAAATGGCTGCTGCACAACAGCAAATGGAAGTCATGGCTGAAGAACTGAACCGCATGGTCGATATTATCGAAGGCGTGCAGGCTGACGTTGCGAAGCGCGAAGTGGACATCAAGGAATACAAGGCACAGGTAGACGCCTACGATGCGGAAACAAAACGTATCAGCGCGATGCAAGCAGGGATGACAGAAGAGCAAATTCAGGATATTGTCATGGGGACGATTGCTGGCGCATTGGATACAGGTGATTTGATTAGCGGATCACCTGAAATGCGTGAGCAACCTGACATGACCGAAGAAATGCCTCAACAGCAACCAATGCCAGAAATGGGCGCCATGCCTGAGATGCCGCCTGAAGGAACGATGTAATGACCGTAAGCCTCAAACATACCTTTCAGTCTGCCAAAGACGATAGCCTTGACGTAACAGTTATTCAGCCGTCCAATTGGAACGAAGAGCATGAGTTGGAACTTGCCACCGATAAGCTGCTAGGCCGCGCTACCGCTGGCACAGGCGCTGCCGAAGAAATTGGTATAGGCACTGCTTTGTCGGTATCTGGCGGCACGCTGGCCGTCACTAACGTACCTGTCGCAAACGGCGGTACCGGGGCGTCAACGCTCACAGGTTACGTTAAGGGCAACGGTACATCTGCGTTTACGGCAGCGGCTAGTGTTCCAGTGGGCGACATATCAGGTACGCTGCCTGTTGCAAGCGGTGGTACAGGTGCTACGACGCTGGCGGCAAATAACGTCCTGCTAGGCAACGGTACAAGCGCGGTACAAACTGTCGCGCCGGGCACCAACGGCAATATTTTGGTTAGCAACGGTACAACGTGGACTAGCGCAGCGGCGGCAACAGTTGAGTTTACACGTCAGTTTGTCACGCAATCTACTACAAACTTTACGATCCCTTCCGGCGTGACAAGTGTGCGTCTTTATGCTTGCGGAAAAGGTGGGGGTACAAATGGTACAGATACTGGCGGCGGCGGCGGCGGCGGTTTTGGTTTTGGAACCCTAGCCGTTACTGCCGGACAAGTAATCGACGTTACTATTAGCAGCGGCATAGCTACTGTCGCTAGAAGTGGCACCACATTAATTACTGCTAACCCCGGTGCAAACACCACCACCGGCACTGGCGGCGCCGGCGGCAGTGCAACAGTTAACGCGACACTTACAAGCCGAGGCAATTTTAGCGGCGGCGCTGGCGGCAATAGTCGCGGCGGCGGCGGTTCCGCTGGTTCGCCATTGGGTAACGGCTTTGCGGGGGGCGCTGGTTTAGCTGGCGTCAATTGCGGCGGCGGCGGGGGTGGAATTGGCGGCGTTGGGTCAATCGGCAGCGGCCCCTCTCCGTCGTATGGCGGCGGTGGTGGGGGCGCAGGCGGCGCCGCCGTTGCCGGCGCGCTAGGCGCAGGCGGCGGCGGTTCTGGTGGCCCTTCTACTGGCGGCGCATTAGGTGGGCCGGGCCGGGTAATACCATTTACTGATCCGCTTCTTGCCCCCTTAAATGGCTTTGGCGGCAATGGCGGCATTGACGGCAGCGACGCTGGCGCTAACGGAGGCCCCGGCGGCGGCGGCGGGGGTGCCCGTCAATCTTATGTGGGCGGCAACGGCGGCTTCGGCGGCGGCGGCGGCAGCAGCGGCGGTTCCTCACCGGGTTTGGGTGGCGCGCTTGGCGGCGGCGGCGGTGGCGGCGCAACGTCATTAGCTGGAGGCGGCGTAGGTGGCGTTGGCTTTACTTCGTCTTTTATTGATGGGGGTCCAGCAACAGTCTGGATATTCTACTAAGGAAATTATGGTATGAAATGGGCCTATAACAATAACGGCGTCCTGTACGATGTGGTCATGACGCACCCAAGCATCCTGTTTCCGCAGGGTTATGCGGATCAGTTTATTGAAGTACCTGACGAAGCCGTAAACGGTTGGTTCTGGGATGGCGAAAACGTATCTGAGCCTCCGGCTCCAGAGCCTATACTTGTCCCGCCACCACCCACTAAAGAAGAACTTCTGGCCCAACTTCAGGCGCTGCAAGCCCAAATTGAAACACTTGAAGAAACACCGTCATGAAATGCGCTGACTTCGTAGGCACACTGTTTCTCGCGCGCGATGTAGCCCATTCGACGCACCTGAACACGCGTAGCTACGCAAAGCACAAAGCGTTGCAGAAATTCTACAACGGTGTGGTCGATTTGACAGATAAGTTTGCTGAAGCCTATCAGGGCAAATACGGCCTCATCGGTCCTATTTCACTTATGTCGGCTAAGAAGACAAACAACATTGTCGAGTTTCTTGAAGGTCAAGTAGACGAACTGATGGAAATGCGGTATAAAGTCGTTGATAAGGATTGCACTCCAATCCAAAACATTATCGACGAGATTTTTGGGTTGTATTACTCAACCTTGTACAAACTTAAATTTCTCGCATAAGGACACGACACATGGAACTTTTACGCCCTCTTACTGATCCTGCCTTTGGTACACAAAGCGTAGCATA